CATACATTGATTACAAAGATACCTATGCGGGCGACAAAACTAACAAGAACGCCTACTGAATTAGGTTTGTTTGAAAGTGAAAATGCTGATTATAGAGCAGTTGCGTTGGCGATGGGAATACCTGCACCATTAATGGCATTGCCCGATACCTCGAAGTATAATACATATTTAGAGGCAAAAAAAGAGTTTTATGACGATTGTATAATTCCCGAATCTCAAAGTATTGCCGAAGGGTTCGATAAAATATTTAATACTAAAGAAAAAGGTTATTCATTTATGTTCGATTATTCGCATTTGAGTTTCATGCAGGAGGACAAAAAGCTAAAAGCCGATACGTATGCGAGCATGAGTAATTCAATGAGAGCAAATGTAGAAGCTGGAATATTAACAATTGAAGAAGCTAAAGAAATACTAAAAGGATATGAATAAAGAAGAATTTGAAAAGATTAGAAAGATTAAAAAACAATCTAAAATCGTAAAAAAATGAAAGAGTTTGATAATTTGACAGATTTACATAAATACTTGTGTCAAAACAGTAAGCAATTAATAAGCCATAAGCGTTCAATTATAAAACATGCGGACGGTATAGCTATTTCATTTTACGATGAGGTAAATGATGTTTGCAATAAGTCTTTTAGTTCCAAAGTCGAAAGCCCGGATAAAATACATGTAAAGTTAATTATAAACACTACTAACTTATACGACAGCCACCAAGACGTTCATATTCCAAGCATTTGGAATCAATCTCTAAAACAAAAAAAGACATTCAAACTACTTAAACAGCATTCGCAAGCATTCGAGGACGTTATAAGTAGAGAAATGAATGCAAGTGTAAAGACATTTACTTGGCAGCAATTAGGTGCTAATTTACAAGGCAATACACAAGCATTAATGTTTGAGGGCGATATATTTGCAAAGGAACATGAATATATGTTCAAACAATATAAAAATGGCTATGTAGATAATCATTCTGTAGGTATGCAGTACGTGAATGTATTCTTATGTGTGAACTCTAAAGAATCATGGGCAGCCGAAGAAAAAAAGAATTGGGATAAATACATAGTAGAAGTTGCTAATCCTAAAGACATATTATATGATTATTTTTACGCGGTAACAGAGGCAAAGATAATCGAGGGGTCAGCAGTTGTATTTGGAAGTAACCCTATTACTCCTACATTTTCAGTAAAAACACGCGAGACTATCACTCACGATGAGCCGATAAAACTCGAAGATATAAAACAATTTATAAATAAAATTTTAAATAACTAAAAAAAAATGACACAAGAAGAACTAAAAGCTGCATTAGGCAGCGAATTGGAAGGGTTCAAGAAAACTTTACCCTCGATGCAAGATATCCAAAGTGTACAGAATGCATTAAAAGATTTTCAATCAGATATCGAAAAAAAATTCGATGGAATAGTAACTAACGAGCAATTTGCGGAATTGAAAAACGCAGCCGAAAAACAAGGCGAAATTTTAGCTGAAATGCAACGTAAAGGGCAAAATACCGAAAAAACATTCGCAGAGCAGTACAAAGAAAATGTAGCTAAATTATCAGAATCAATACAAGCAGGTAAATCGTATAATTTTGGAACTACTCGCAAAGCTGTAACAGCTGCAAGTATCACAAGCAATACGAATTCGTACCGTATTGAAGGAGTAGGTCAATTACAACGAGGTATTCCTTTTGTTGCAGACTTATTACCTCGCGTAGTTTTAGGCACAAACACAGGCGGTACAGTTCGTTGGATTGAACAAGCTACAATTACCAACAATGCAGGGGCGGTTACTGAAGGAAACAAAACAAATGAATCAGCTGCAACTTGGGAAGAAAAATCTTTAGCTGGTAAACGTATCAAAGACCACATTAAAGTTTCAATCGACCAAATTAAAGATGAGGCATTCATGGTTGGAGAAATTTCACAATTAGTAAACAATAATATGCGTTTAGCTGAAGACAACGCTTTGATAAACGGTACGGGATTAAATAACGACATCAAAGGTTTATTGACTTATGCTACTGAATTTTCAACAGTGGGTATTTCAATCAAAGCTGCAAATTTTGTTGATTTAGTTGGTAAATGTAAAACTCAAATAGCTGTTAACACTAAAGGAGGTGCAATGCCGACAAACTTTATTGCAAACCCTGCCGATGTTGATGTAGTTCGTTACTTGAAAAACGACTTTGATATGCCTATTTATCCGCAATGGCAATTAGGTGGAGCAGTATCATTCGGAGGAATGACATTAGCAGAAAATGCACTTATGACTGCTAATAAATTAATCGTTGGCGATTTGAGTAAAGCTACATTGTACGTATTCGATGAATTAGTAGTTGAGTTCGTTCAAGTTGACGATGATGCATTGAAAGGACTCGTAACCGTAAACGCTTATATTCGCGAGAATTTAGTTGTTAAATCTGTGTATGCTGATGCTATTGTGAAAGTATCTGATATTGCTGCAGCTTTAACTGTAATTACTGCCGGTGCTTAATCTTTAAAAATTATAAAAATGAGAAAACTATTATTTTTAATAGCTTTACTTGTAGCAAGTGTAAGCTATGCACAGACAAATGTAGGAGTAGTAAGTGGTTCAAAACTATTAGCACAGGATACTTATGTATACTATTTAGGGAAAACTACTGACACACTCGTAGAGAATGATTCATTAGACCTTTTACTTCGAGTAACGGGGTCAGATGTGCCTCAAATCGGGATTGGATTGTATGTAACGAAGGTCAGCGGGACCATAACGAATAATTTTATACTTCAAAGCTCGATGGACGGTGTAAATTTCACAAATATTGACACAATAAAGCTATCAGATGCGTCAACAGGAATGAATGTAAAATTGTTATCTAATTATAATTATCCTTACTTACGAATACACGGAGTGTCCGGTGCGACAGCACAAAAGGCATATTATAAAGTTTATGCAATAAATAGAAAATAGTCATGCAAATATCATTCAAAGGGAAAAATATAGAGGTTGCCGTTAAACTCGGTAACCTCTTAATTAAAAAAGGTTTGGCAAAAAAAAGTCGAAACAATTGTAAAAGAGCGAAAAAATGACAAGTCTAATAAGTAAAGACGATTTTGATGGTATTTATTTTATAGATACTAATAATGCAGGTGTTAAAATTATGCTGCAAAAGTATATTGATTACATCGAAGCTAAGTATCCTATTGATGTTACCAACGAAAACGAATCGAAAGTAAAAGAAATGTATGTAGGTTTTACGTATTTTGAGTATGTACGTGATACATATAATCAAAATACACCCGTTGGAAATGTACAACAACAAATACCAGGAGAACGTACGATTGACGAATCTAAACTTATTAGAGCTTATAATAATGCGGTAGATATTTACAATGAGTTAACAGGTAGTGAATTAAAGTATGTTACATTTTTGGGAATATGAATCCGATATTGTTGGTTGAAGAAGTAGTAAAAAAAATGGAAAGCGAACCTCGTTTTATCGCTGCCGATTGGAACGAGGTTGCTTCCGAACTATCTACTTTAATGTACGATAAAACTCAAGACGGAACGAAATATCCATTAATTGTAATGTCGCCGATATTCACTGAAACTCGTGGTGGCACTTATTCTGAATTTACAACAAACTTTTACTTTATAACATCGACAAATAAGAATTACACGACAAAACAAAGGCTTGAATTAGTATTCGATGAGATTTTAGAGCCTTTATTTGCTGAATTTCTTTACACTATGTTTCGTGAAGGTAAATTTACATTTGATAAAAACCCAGTTCAAAACAATGAAATAAGAATAGACCACACTCGCGAATACCTTTTTTTACCAACAAACGAAATGAATGATATTATAGATTGTTTAAAAATTAACCTAACATTAAAAAAATAATGGCAAAAATAAACTACTTTTCAGAAAAGACCAAAGAACTCGGAAACACAGGTTTCAAACAGTTAGTTGGCAATAAATTGGGTGTGTTAGTTGGTGCTTTAGTATCGCTTGACGGTGGTTTAGAGTTCGCAACAGCAGCATCAGCCCTAAAAAAAGCAGATTGGGAGGCAAAACAGAAATTACCTAAAAATCGAAGGGTATATATGTTACCTATGTTTGAATCTTTCACAGATAAATCAACCGACGATGTATTTACAACTTCACTTCAAGGCGAGAAGTTCGCCGAATGGGGTAAAATACAATTCGATGCGATGCTTGACGTGAATACATACCTCGCATTAAATCTTAACGGATTTAACGGTAAAGACCTTGATTGTGTATTAATCGACACAAGTGGCTCACTAATCGGTATGACTCCAGACGGAACAAAATTCACAGGAATTTCATGTCGTATTCACGTAGGTAAACCGAAACTTGCAGGACAAGGAGAGAAAATGCTTACCCCTGTTACGTTTACGATTAAATCAACAGAGGACTTCGTGAACAACAGAGCTGTATTAGAGCCTTTAAATCAAACAGAATATTGGAATCCTAAAACAGATTTTGACGGTGTTTACGATGTTGAATTAGAAGTATCGGAAGTTTCCGCAACAGGTTGTAAAGTTAAAGTATTGAAAAAATCAGTAAACAGTGCAATGACTACTGCAGGCGTTGATGGTTTAGTACAAGCCGATTTTGTGTTGAAAAATGCAAGCGG